CCGCATACCCTGTGGTACTAGCCGCAGTATTATAGACAATCTGATTAGCCGCGCCACCCGCCACATTTGTAGCAGTCGTAGCTGTTGTTGCATTGCCTGTTAAAGCTGCTGTGATCGTACCGGCAGCAAAATTACCAGACGCATCTCTGGCAACAACCTTACTCGCAGTATTAACCGAGGTCGCATCAACTGTAAAGGTACGCGCTACAGAGCCGTCATACGTTCCACCGCTAGTAAGATACGTGCCGGCAGTTAGCGCATTTGCTACCGACCCAGCTTGGCCTGTAATGTTGCCAGATACCTGCGATCCTGTAATGGCAATGTTTGTATTGGTAACTGAAGATACCTGACCACTAGCGTTGGTTGTAATAACAGGCACTTGCGAGGCCGAGCCGTAAACACTGGCCGTGCCTACAGGCGTAATGCTGAACGTCGTATTGGTAAGGGTTAATCCCGTGCCGGCACTATAGACTTGCGATGCGCCAAACTGAGTAAAGGTTAATCCTGTCGTGCCGAAAACAATTGTTCCGGCAGTAGTCATTACATACGACTCGCCCGCACCAGTATCGCCTTCTTGTACAAAGAAATAATCGCCTTGGCCTAATGCAACCGTGCTGTTAGGTGCATACGTATCGGAGTCAGTGGCTCTTGTCAGCACCCAATTAGTACCGCCCGGATCCGGTGTGCCTACCGTAGTAACCGTATAAATACCATTCTCAAACGCATTGGTCTGGCTATATATCAGTACGCGGTTGCCGACAACCGTTAGCTTGCCATCAATCGTCAGTGCTGCTTTAGTTCCTGCATTAGTAAGCGTAGCGCCAATACCAGAATTTGCTAAGCTGGTAATCGTTAGCCCAGTTCCATTGGTCAGTGTAGTTATCTCTGAACCGTTATAGTTTAAAGATAGCGTAATATCTGTTGCGCTTGGTGTCGAGTAAACAAAATATGCAGCACCCGCAGTAATACCGTTTGTTGTACTGCCAAATACAATCACATCATTAGGATTGAGGCCGTGCGCGGCACCAGTAGTAAGTGTGGTTCCGCCAGTAATAGTTGTCCACGTAGGCGTTGTGCCGCCATTAACGTAGGTAGCCGTTAAATTCCCTGTTGTAATCGGTGACTCTAACCGTACTGGAGCATGAATGCTAAGACTTGTACTAGACATTAAGTCTACATACGCTTTGTTAGCTATGTCAGATACAGCCGTAGGGGCTGTGGCAACAGTACCCGCCGTTAATGTAGCGGTTCCTATAGTTGCCGTGCCAGTTGCACTTAGATTAGTAAACGCCGTCTGCACAAACTTACCAGCAGAATCTAACCACACGCCTTTGCTAGATGGATACGTAACAAATACATCTTTAGAGCCTGCGCCAAACGTAACTAAGCCGCCGCCTGCGCTGGAAGATAAAACCGTATTACGAGAAAGTGTTGTGCCGACAGAAGTGTATGTACCAATACCAACTTCCCAATCTCCTGTAGCCGCATCAGAAATAGCGTAATACGTAGTATTACCATTGCCAACAGCAGCAAAAGATTGAAAGCCCGCAGATGCGCCATTAAGGGTAAGCGTGCCAGTGCCCGCTGTAGTGGACGTTTCTTTTACCCGATCTGCTAGTACTAAAGCCATTTTGTATCCTTACGACGGAATTGGTGTCCAGCCGGGGGTTTGCGTGTCGTTTATAAGCTGCCAACCGGAAGTTTGCGAATCATTTATAATTTGCCAATTCGGATTCTGATTATCGTCAATTGAACCCCACACTAGCACGCCACCAATGGATACAACAAGCTGTATCCCCGTTACGTTTGCATTCGCCGTTCTTATTGCAGTTTGTGTTGCTACAGCATTAGCTAATTCCGCGACAGTCCCTACAAAAGCCACAGATGCACTTTGAACATTATCCCCGGTAGCACTTTCAGAAACTGCTACCGCAAAAATTCTAGTGCCCGCCGAGGCATCTAGCGCAGTTGCTACCTCAAGCACTGCGCTAAAATATCCTGCAGAGCCAGTGAAAGTAGCCGTCCCTACTACTCCCTCAATTATCGCCGCCAACAATGCCGCTGTATTGGCTTGACTTGCGGTAGCTACAGACTGTTCCACCACACTTGCCCGCATACTAGCTAAAACTGTTTGTGCGGCGGATGCAGAAGAAATCTCCGCCATGGCTGCATTTAATAAATTATTAGCCGTAAACTCATTTTCATAGCCGGTTGCAGTCTCTGCTATCAACCCGCCAAGCGAACTATCTGCGTTTAGTACCGCTTGTACCGTTACCGAATCTGCTACAGCCACATTAAACGTGTTGCCCCCTAACGCCGCAAAAGGCGCTTGGGAAAAGGTGACATCACCAAACAAGGCGGTTCCTAATTAAGCTGCGTCAAGCGAGAACGAGTAAGTAACACTTAATGTGTCACCACTATCAACCGTCTTATCCCCGCCAGTGAAATTGCCAACTGAAAACAAGGTTCCTGACGTGCCTGTATCTACGCTAGATAACAATGCGCCAGCAACAACAGTGCTGTTTACCAGCATAGCAAAGGTAGAAGGAGAGGCTGAATTACTAATAACCGAAGGATCAGCCGTAGTTGCCGTTCCAAAAGTCACTGTTTTACGATTGCCCGTGTATGCTGTTCCGGGGACCAGTTCAGTCCATCCGGCATGAATAGCAAGCGTATTGCCTGCCGCATACGTATTGCCGCTACCGGGGCCCGTTACTAAGCCTAAATACCATGCGCCCGTATATCCAACCCCAGCAAAGAATGACTGGTTCATGTATTGCAAACCTTCATTCACTACTAGGTTGTGAAAGGTATCTGCCCACTTCAACTGGCCATCTGCGCCTGTGCAAGTTACGGTAAATACACCGCCCCCTGTTGCACCATCTGCGCTACTTGGGCGCATGATAGAACTAGCGGTTACGTTATCTTGAGTTTGGCTTGACTCGATTGGCATAATAATTCCTTACGAAATACGCACAATGGCGTTGTTTGCATCTGTTGTTGGAAAAATAATTTGGAACGTATCGTTATTAACCAGTTTATCTGCCCCAAAATTCAATACTGCCACTGATTTATTACCATTAGATGCGTTATAAATTAGCGCACCACGCGCAGTAAATGAGGCATTTGTCCACGATATATTAGCAAACGAAAAATACGCGGTAGGTACTCCATCTAAGTTATCCGCAGACGTAGGCGATAAATTAATGGTCAATACCTTGCCTCCTGCAACATACCCTGTTCCAACTACTTCGTTAGTAGCGACATAAACAGTAGTGGTTTCACCTATGGTAGCCGCACTCGTGTATAGCGCAATTTTAAAAGTATCAGGGGAAGTAGGTCCAAAATTATGCTGGCTTTGCAATAATTGTATTTTAAAACTTGTAGTAGCTGATTGAGAAATAGCCATAACGCTACACCAATCGTATTAACGCAAAAGTCGGGTTATTGGCAGGCATCTGCAAAACAAAGTTTTCGTTTGTTGTGCTTTGAGTCTGGCCAAAATTTATTACTGCAATGGATTTATTACTTTTGGTAGAGTTGTAAATTAACGCCCCGATTGTGGTAAACGATGTTCCAGACCACGTTGGATTATCAAAATTTACATAAGCAATACCGTTCCCGGAACTTACTGTGACGTTGGTCAAAACAACACCGCCTGCGGTATATCCCGTACCCGAAGTCTCTCCAGTTGTTGTGTATACCGTAGTATCCGCACCCAATAAAGCAGAACTAGTGTAAAGCGCCATTTTTAATACATCGTCGGCAAGATCATGCTCACCTAGAAGAATCTGGTACTTAAAACTAGTCGTCCATGTTTGTGTAATAGCCATAATCAACTAACCGGTAATTTAAGTTGGCCATCACGATACGCATCACCACGCTGCTTACCATCACCCAGATTTTTCAACAAAGATAGTGCCTCTTTGTACTTTGTATCGTACAAAATCATCATATCCTGCTCGCCCTTCATGAAGGTATATGCCTCCACCAAAGAGCCGTATAAAAGAACTGAGTCAAAGTTGTCCCCAAGCCACGTAGTGCCTGCAGTAACAATAGACTGTGGGTAAAAATAATAGTGTAATTCAACCGCATAGTTTTGATCTGGAGTAGGGCCTAAGATAAGGCTCAACTCGGGGGTGTCTTGTCCTGCGGTAACTGTAGGGCCAAAAATAGCGTAGTACTTTGGAAAACTGGTAGTCGTTCCAGATGGATATACCTGACGAATGTAATTTACGTCTTTATTGAGTAAATAAGTATAGTCACCTTCATCGTCAATTACCGCCAATGAGTAAGCTGACAAAAAATCATCTGGGGCAGCTAGATATTTATTTCCGGAAGTAATTGATCCCGTGACATTTTTCCGTAAATAGGCAAACTGGACATTGTTGTAGATGCGTTGTTCGGCCTGTTTGACGAACGTGGCTAACTCTGTGCTAGTAAACTCATTTTGCACATAGTCTTGTATCGCGGCAGTAAGCTCTGCATAGTTCATGTGATCGTCACCGTAACCGTTCCAAGTACTCCAGCCGCTGTTAAAGGGCGCGCTACAGGAGCAGGCTGCATACCTACACTAGAAAAAGTAGAGTCGCCACCGTAAATAAGCGATACCCTAACTGTTTGTATTCCATCGGGCCTAGGCTGTTGTAGTGCAATAGGCTCATTAATTGCTCGTTGCGTATTTAGTTGCGGATGCTTTGGTTCATAGCATTCCTGACATACCTTAAACCCCGTCCATTCCTTTTTCAGCTCATTGAGCTTGAACTGCTGGCCACATTGGTCGCATATTCCAAGCGCAAATTTACCGGCGGTATAGGCCATCTTACAAACTAAAATCCGGTGTTAGGTATACGCTTGCAATGTCACGATCTTCTTGAGCGGCACGCGTAAACTCTTCATCATAAATCTGCTTCAACAAAACGATGCGATCAGGAGACTTTTTCATTGCTAAATAGTAAGCAAGACCTGCCACCAAACAAGGCAAGAAACGAAAAACAATGTCTGCTGTATTAGTAAAACCGCCCGTATCTTCAATACGCCTTACCCCATAATAGCGAAAAATGTATGGTTCTGAGCTATCAGGCGCAGGATAAACAAACAATTTAGGTGAAATTGTTCGTTGGACATAGAATTGGGAAGGACGAGACATCGTATTCTTATCAGGGAGATGCAAATACTCGTTCTGACTAATACGATCTATCGTAATATCTTGTTGCGTTTGACCTGATCCAGTACGAATAACCGCGGATAAGACATTTACAGTATCAGAAGGTAGCGTATATTCAGCTTGCCCAGATACCATTGTCACTGATCGCTGTTCAATCGTCCAAAGATTCAGCCCACGATTGGCCCACTCTGCAAACAATAGGTTCAAAGACACGCGAGCCGTGCGCATGTCAAAACCTTCTCTCGTCTCCAGACCACAACGCTCATACGCCTCGTTGATTAGGTCATCAAACTCAAGATTGAATGTAGAAGTGCCAGAAGTGGTCATTTAGCAAATCCTTGCTTTTTGCGGGCGGGCTTTTCCTACTCCCCGTACTTCTACTTCTCCGCCGCTCGCATATTCCATCATCTTATGCTTTTTACTGCCTGCAGTATGCTTCATTAGCGGGCCATTTTCTTTTGTATGGTGGCTTTTTGGCGCACTGCCGGGCTTAATCATTTTCTCAAAGTCAGGATCTCTGCGACTAGGGGTAACTGCACGGCCTATTCGGCTTATTGTGCCCCCTTTAGCGAATTCTTGCCCTTTGCTGGCCTTACTAAATTTCTTTGCTACGGAAACAGGAATGCCAACTTTTTTAGCAAAAGCTGGATTATGCGCAGCGGCATCCATTAGCTTCTTTTGTTTTGCACTTTTAGCTGGCATGCTTACTCTCCATTAAACGGTCTATCTTGGCATCTAACCGATCTAACCGATCCAATACCCTAGTAATATCCGCATGTACCTCTACCCGCGTAAGATATTCCTTTGCTACTTCTTCCCGAGTCTTATTCAAAAGTATTTGAATACGATGTAATTCTTCGGATTTCTCTCGCATTACCCAACCAATAATGGCCAGCAAAAAGGAGAGCAGTGCATTCCACAGTACCATTTCCATATCAGCATTTCCATCTTTTACGGGCTTGTCGTAACCGACTATCTGGGTCCGCTGCTGCCTTTGGAAATCTTTCCATCTGCCCCTCACTGCGTGCGCAATATGATTTCCTACGCGCAGCACGAGCAGCAGAAGGTTTATCTTCCGTTACCGCAGTACTCAACTTACTCCCCGGGTTAGCACGGCGATAGGCTTTTACGCCTTTCTCAGTCATCCCCGCCCCTGCCTTTGTCGGACGAAAATTGCCCGACTTGACAGAGGTTTTTATGGGGGATTCCTTTTTACGCGGCATAATCAGCAGATTTTAGTCTTCTGTGTGCGGGCTGCGCCATAGCCACGACCAGTGACACTACCGCCGTCCGCGTAACAAGCTACGCCGCCTTTTTTCATGCCAATGCTCTTGCCCATAGCCATTCTTTTATGCTGATTAATGGCTCCTCCGTCCTTCTTCATCATAGGCACAGTGTCCATACTCAACATATCATCGCCAGCCATACCTTTTTTGGTAGATTTAGCCAGTTTCATGCCTTTATCCATCGACATGCTCGACTTTTTACGCTTTTTATTCATCTTCATCATCATTTTTATCCCCTTATGCCCAAAAGAATGTGGCAGAAATAACAGTTGTAAGGTCGGCGTAAGCCCCGCTCTTAAACAAAATACCATCTTCAGGAAGCGACATATAAATTGCGCTACTTCCCGCAGGAACGTCTATTCTGTAAAGAACCGTGCCGCCATTGCCGTCGGTAATGGATACCGAACCTACCCCAGCGTCAGGAGAGACATATATCGCCTTAATACGGGTGCGGCCAGTGAAAACGGCCCCATCCGTAGTGCGGTATGTACTCTGTAAATCGCTCATGTATGCCATGGCGAACTCCTAGTTAGGTGGCAGAAAAGAGAATCGAAGCTGCCAACGTGCAGAAAGCATACGCAAACCAGCTTGTGCCATCACTAACCAATTCAACGCGGTCACCTGCAACTGAAGAACTTGCGACAAAGGTAATGGTGTCGTCAGCAGTACCTGTATCACCGGCTGCACCGGCGGCATTGTATTGTTGACCTTTAATGATGTTTGCGCCACCAGAAGTAACCACTGTGTAAGCAGTTCCTACAGGAGCAGCTTTTACGATGAAGGTAAAACGAAGGCCACTAACTGGAGCAGGCAAAGTTGTTGCAAACTCTGTTGCGGAATTCAGGAAAATGGTTTTACCGCTATCAGCGGCAGTAAGCGTACTAGCTGCGGTTGCGCTAGAAGTTGCAATTGGCCCCAGAAAGCCATTGTTAGAAATGACTGGGCCCGTAAAGGTAGTATTAGCCATGAAAATATCCTCACATGCAAGTGGAGGCGTATCTGTCTGCATGTCGTCAGCCGGGGCTGTCAGATACACCGGAAAATCCCGGAATAACGCCAATATACACTATTGCCAATAAAAGAAAAGGGGGCCGAAGCCCCCTTTTTCAACTCTCCTGTTATGCAGGAGTGTAGCCTTCTGAGCCCCAAATTGCACGAGGATCGGACCAGCCGAAGCTATAACGCTCACGAGCCTTATAGCGGACGTTGCCGGTATCAAAGTCGCCTTCAAAAGCGGTCTTGATCGCGGTACGCTGGAACATCTTCATGCCGTTAGGCGCATCAGTCATCAGGAACCATGCATCTGGGTCCGTCAGGAAGTGATTAACGAAGTAGCCTTCTGGCACCATGCCCATCGATTTGATGGCGTTGATGTCGTTGTCTGCGGACTCAGTACGCAGGGTCGATTTCATCAGGCGCTCTGCGGTAAATTGCAGTTCCTTAGGAATGATCATGCGGCGAACCGACAGAGCAACCTTCAAACCACGTTCGTCGGTGAAACCGGCGACATCAATAATACCTTGCTCAAGCGAGGTTTCATTCAGGTCGGCAGCAGTCGATGGGACGTTGCTGAAGTTAGGGCCAAGAGCGGTTGGGTGAGCGCTGTTACACAGCGACACGCCGTCACCACCGTTATAGGAGCCAGTAGTATTGAACGCGTTGTTCAGTACAGAAGCTGCTTTAACTTGCTTGGTGTATTGCATCGAACGAGCCAATGCTTTGGTGTAGCGGCCTGAGAGACGGTCGTAGAGATTATCTTCGATTGCCTCTTCGGTCAGCGCGAACGCCAGAGCGATGG